CAACATCCTAATAGATATACATTCTCTAAGAAGATAAAGAATACTGCAAATCGTGTGTATAAGAGAAAGAACGTTACTAATAAAGAGAAAGAATTTGCAACAAATGTAGTTGTTGGTATGGGTGCAGTCGAAGCATATAAGAATGCTTATAAAGAATTGTCATCCAGCAAAGCAAGAAAGAAAGCAACAATATTATTAAAACAGGAAAGAGTTATGAAAGAAATAGAAAAGTCCGTACTCGATGTAGCAAAAGAAATGGGCGTTGACCATGAGTATGTTTTAAGTAAGTTAAAGTCACTTGCTGATTATAGTGAAGATGACAACATAGTTCTTCAGTCTGCTAAAGAGTTAGGAAAGATAGTAGGAACTTCAGGGACTACAGTAAAACAAAGAGAAGTTGGACTACTAGGAGTTTTTCAGGGTTTTTCTCCTGAGGAGATCGAAGGTGCATCAAGAGAACAAAAACAACTAAAAGAGGGGTAGGTTGAATAATGGTTTGTCCACACTGTACATCAATGTATGTCAAAAAAGACGGCATAAAAAAGAATAAAAGTACAAAGAATCAGAAGTTCAAGTGTAATTCTTGTTCAAAAAACTTTTCAATGCCATTTGAATCATATATACCAGATGAATTTCCATCAGTAAAGCCTGGGGAAATCTTAAGTGTGAAGTCTGATAAAATGATGAGGATCCATTGTTTAACAGATGTTCATGTAGGAGCTAATGAATTTGATATTAAAAAGTTCAAGCAGGCAGTCGCTGCTATTAAAAAGGATAGATATTCTAAGTGGTTTGGTAATGGCGATCTATTAGAACTAATACCTCCCGGATATAAAGCAATTTCAAGTAGAGGACAGAATATACCACCAGATGAGCAGTACCTTTCATTTATCAAGCTCGTTGAGCCTATCAAGGATAAATGCCTATTTATAAGAGGTGGTAACCACGATTTTTTAAGAAGTTATACGATATTAGACTTTGATGTATGTAAGACATTAGCTGCTGAGATGAATGTTCCTTATTTCCAGTATCCCGGTTATACTTCAATAGATATAAGTGGTACTGTATGGAATATGGTATCTGGCCATGGCAAGAGTGGTGCAAAGAATGGCGATCTTGAATTGGATAAATTATCTTCTGTTTATTCGGATGGTGATGTTTTTGTACTAGGTCATAATCATCAATTATATGCAAAGCCAGTTGATTCTATTAGAATTGTAAATGGCGAAGAAGAACTAAGAAGAAGATGGTATATTAGGGGAGGTTCTTTTCTTAGATATGCCAATTATGCTCGGTATTCTATGTATCCTATTATAAGAACTGGTTGGGTTACTATGGAGTTTAGTAAAGGAGGAATAAAATGTTGGGAAAATTAGGAGATCATGTGCCTAATATAATTAAGTTGCCATTGGATGTAGCTGTAAAAGATTTAAAGAAGTATAAAAAAGAAATGCCTTTTAATTTATATGCTCTATCTTCAAAACAAGTAAATTATCTTAGAAGAATGTTATCTATTATAGAAGGAATGGAAATCCCAGAAAGGATGATAGATGAATAGTATTGATAAAAAAGTTTTTGACTTGATGAATCGAGTTGAAAATAAATCTAATATAATTGTATCAAATAGCTATCACTTTGGTGATTCTAAGATACATGGTACTGGAGCATTCGCATCAAGAGATATACAGCCTGAAGAAATTATTGGTAGCGCTTTTTCATATGCAAACAAAAAACTATCAAGAACAGAACTGGGAGCTAAGGTTAATCATCAGTTCAATAATAATTCTATTATGAGAAAAGACAAGAGTGGTTACAATTTATATGCTACAAAAGATATAAAAAAAGGTTCTGAAGTAACAGCAAATTATGAGGAGACTCCAGATTTTATAGATAAAAATACAAAAGGGTTTAAGGAGATAGAATGAATTACATTTTTGATAAATGCGTAGAGTTACTACTTTGGCTAGGGCCTGTATTTAATTTAACGTATAAAGAAATTAATGTTTTAATCTTTGTAATTATAGAACCAACTATATTTATGATAATGCTTTATATTATTTTAAAGCAGTATTTAAGTAATGAATATAAATAGTCAAGATGTAAATAAAGCTGAAGAAGCTTTAATGCTTGCACATAAAGACCTTATCTCATTTGGTAAGTTATTTCTAGACAGTGATTTTATGCGTAGCGAAACGCCATTCTTTCATTATGAGATTGCTGATGTAATAGATGATAAAGAAATAAAGCAAGTTGCTATAATTATACCAAGAGGTCATGGAAAAACTGTATTAACTAAAGCATCAATTCTGAAAGATTTCTTATTTTGTCCAAAAGATGACTTCTTATTTTATGCATGGGTATCAGCTACTCAGAAATTGAGTGTAGGTAATATGGATTATATAAAGCATCATTTAGATTATAATGAAAAGATAAAGTATTATTTTGGTAATACGAGAGGTAAGAAGTGGACAGAAGAAGATGTTGAATTAACAAATGGATGTAAGTTAATTAGTAAGTCTAACGTGTCTGGTATAAGAGGTGGTGCAAAGCTACATAAAAGATATGACTTAATAGTATTAGATGACTTTGAACATGAGGCAAATACAATTACAAGAGAAGCTCGAGATAAAAATGCTAATTTGGTTACCGCTGTAGTCTATCCCGCTCTTGAACCACATACTGGTCGTCTTCGTGTTAACGGGACTCCAGTTCATTATGATAGTTTTATTAATAATTTACTTACTAGCAGTACTAAAGCTAGAGAAAGTGGTAATGATTTTGCTTGGAATGTTATTACATATAAAGCTATTACAGATGACGACAGTCCTTTGTGGTCTTCTTTCTTCAATAAGAAAAAGTTAAGAGAGAAGAAGAAATTTTATGCTGACTCAGGACAACCACAGAAATACTATCAAGAATATATGATGGAAGTAATGAGTGATGAAGATGCGGTATGGACTAGAAGACATGTGATGTATTGGGAAGGATATTATAAACATGAAGATGGAGTTAATTATATTGTAAAAGATGGCGAAGATATACCTGTTAATACATTTATAGGATGCGATCCTGCTACAGATATAGACACTAAGCATGCTGACTTCAGTGTAATTATGGTAATCGCAATAGATGCAAATAATGATTTATATGTTTTAGAATATGAAAGACATAGAAGTATTCCAACGATTGGTAGTAAAGCTCCTGACACAGGTGAGATAATTGGTAAGAAGGGAGTTGTTGATTATATATTGGAACTTCATCAGAAATATAATTGCACATCATCAACTGTCGAGGATGTAGCTATGAATCGTTCAATCTTCCAAGCACTGAATGATGAAAGAAGGCGATTAAATCGTTACGATATAGCTGTAATTCCTGAGAAACCAGGCGGAACTAACAAGCGTAACCGCATATATAGTGGTCTTTCAGCTCGATTTAGTACAGGAACGGTACGTTTAAGGAAGAATATGTTTGATTTGATTAACGAAATCGTTACCTTTGGCCCCAAAATGGCTCATGACGATACAATAGAGAGTCTTTATTACTCTCAAGTACACTCATTTCCTCCAAATATGAAGAAAGATAAAGAAAAAAGGACTTGGTTTAAGCCCACAAGAAAAGCGAAAAGTTGGATAGTAGCGTAAAATATGGTTAGTATAGGTCAAATGCGAAGTCTGGTTGAGAGAACATGTTCTAAGATGGGTGATAAGTATGCATCAAAGGATGCTGTTGAATTAGTATTAGCTACTGGTATAGTAGAATCAAGATATGAATATATTAGGCAAATGGGTGATGGCCCCGCCAGATCGTTTTGGCAAGTAGAGCCAGCATCTGCAGTTGACAACTGTCAGCACTATTTAAAGTACAGGTCTAGTTTAATGAAAAATTGTGCAAAAGCTAGTCTTGTTGATACTAAGTATTGGCAGATGTATGAAGAAGAAATATGGGCAGAGATACTAGAAAAGAACATAGCTGCTGGTATTGTTCATTGTAGATTAAAGTATAGAAGAGTACCAAAGAGATTGCCTAGTTCTTTAGAAGGACAAGCTGAATATTGGAAGAAGTATTACAATACAGAAGGTGGTAAAGGTGACCCAGACCATTTTGTTGAATCAGTTAAGAAGTGGATGATGTAAAATGTCTGATAAAAAATCTAAAGTTAAAGAAGCATCAGTTTTCCCAGGTGCAAGTTTATGGTCAATAGTAACTTCCGCAATAGTTGCTCCTATTAGAAGAAGAGCTGTGCATAGTATTCAGGGTAGTGTTTACGATCAAGATTGGATGACAGTAGCTGGAAGATTTATGACAGGAGGAGGCGAATTTACTGATGATTGGGTTAAGGAAATTCACGATAAGTGGTATAAATCATCAATAAAAAAAGGAACAATGAAACCTTGGAAAGAGGGTGATTTAGAAAGTGGAAGAAAACCTCCAGTCAGAATCCAAGAAAGAATGGATATGCTAATGTTGTCCGCTGGTGAGCCTCAAAAGTATGGTTCTATAAAAGAGAGCACTTTTAAACCAACAAGAGGAGCTGAGAAAGGTGAAAAGTTTTATACGTTTAGAGATACTTCACAGACTGAATCTGTTTATGAAGGTTTAAAGCATCATTTACCAGATATGGAAACTGGAAAATCTTACAATGTTGGAACTCCATATCATGTAAAACATGGGGAATCTAGTTTTTTAAATCCCGGAGTCATTGGTATGGGTAAGTACCAGATTAGTAAAGGTGAAGATGAAATGGGTAAATATATGGCTATATACGATAAATGGGATATAGACGCAGGTCAAGGCGAATTTGTAGATAAGCTTTCTGATTGGGCATTGCCGGGGTTTGAAATGTACGACAGAAGATATTATGAAGGTGCTTCTCCAGAACCACTTGATATTAGAAGAGCTCCCTCTCCTGAACTTGCATCTGTTCAACCAGTTCCTTCAGGTCAAATGCCTGTTGGTAGAAGTAAAGCATCAATAGAAGATAAAATAATGAATTTTTTACATAAGGTTATATAATGGCAAGAGTGACAAATAAGAAAAGAGCGCAAGTAAACAAACAGCTTTGGGAAAGAGCTAATAATAGTCATAGGCAAAGATGGCAGAATCTAAGTCAGAAAGGTTTCGACTTTTACTTAAATGAACAGTTGTCTAAGCGTGAAGTAGATGCTTTAGAAGAAGCTGGTATGCCAACATTTACAATTAACAGGGTAACTCCTATTATTGAGATAATGAAGTATTTTGCGACTGCTAATAACCCAAGATGGAAAGCAGTAGGAGCTACTGGAGATGATGTAGATGTTGCTCAAGTACATTCTGACATAGCTGATTATTGTTGGTATCTATCTAATGGTAAATCACTGTATAGTCAAATAGCTCTCGATGCTCTTACAAAGGGTATTGGTTATTTTCTTGTTGATGTTGACGCAGATGCTGACCGAGGAATGGGTGAGGTAAAATTCAGTAGAATAGAACCTTATGATGTATATGTTGATCCAGC